CTATTATACCTGAATTTTTAGAAAAGATTAGTTTGCTGGGATTTGAAAATGTATTTAGTGTAAATAAATCAGAAGTGATAAATTTAGGTAACCAATCAGATATTTTATTTAGAGGAATCAAAACATCAGCAGGGAATCAAACAGCAAGTTTAAAATCATTACAAGGAATAAGCACATGGGTACTTGATGAAGCAGAAGAACTTATTGATGAAGATATATTTGATACAATAGATTTAAGCATTAGAGAAAAAGAAATACAAAATAGAATCATACTTATACTTAATCCTGTTACTAAGGAACATTGGATATACAGAAGGTTCTTTGAAAGCAAAGGCGTACAGGCAGGTTTTAATGGCGTTAAAGGCAATGTGTGTTATATACATAGTACATACCTAGACAATAAAGATAATCTATCTACGAGCTTCTTAGAGCGTATTAAGACTATAAGGCATAATAACTTTAAAAAGTATAGTCATAAAATATTAGGCGGCTGGTTAGATAAAGCAGAAGGTGTTGTGTTTACTAATTGGAGTATTGGTGAATTTAATCCTGACAATTTACAGACAAGTTGCGGAATGGACTTTGGATTTTCAGTAGACCCTGACAGTCTTACAGAAGTAGCAATAGATAAAAAGAAAATGAAGATATATTTAAAAGAGCATATATATCAGAATGGCTTAAAGTCACACGAATTAGCAAAGATAGTATTAGACAAAGTAGGCAATACGCTTATTATTGCAGATAGTGCAGAGCCTAGACTAATAGCAGATTTAAAACATTTGGGAGTTAACATAAGACCTGTAAAAAAAGGAACTATAGAAAGTGGCGTTACAAGAATGCAAGATTTTGAATTAGTAATATCTCCTGAATCTACTAATATAGCTAAAGAGCTTAACAATTATGTATATGCAGACAAAGGTTCTAAGTTATATGTAGATGCTTATAATCATGCAATAGATGGTGCGAGATATTGTGTTATATACCACTTAGACAATCCTAATGCAGGCAGGTATTTTGTACAATGAGAAAGGGGGCGTCAGATTGACAACCCCCCTAGAGAAATGGAAACAATTTAAGAAATGAGCGGCAAATATAATAACTTTAAACTAAATACAAACTTTTTACATTATATATTATGAAGGTCAAGATAAAAAAGGGCAACAAGACTAAGGAATACAAAGTAATTGAAAGTTGGTCAGATGTAACTTTAGAAAAGTGGCTAAAATTAATTGACTTCAATAGTTTGAGCAAAGCAGATGAAGCACAACAAGTAATATCAGCATTATCAACTATACCTAAAAAGTTGGTTAATGAATTAAGCTTAAAAGATGTTGCATTGATGATGGAAAAACTAGCAGAGCTACAATCTAAAAAAAATAGTTCTTTAAAAAAAATAATTAAGCTAGAAGGAGTAGAGTATGGTTTCCACCCTGATTTATCAGAAATAACATTAGGAGAATATGCAGATTTAGAAACATTAATAAAGCTAGGACTAGAAAAACATTTGCCTGAAATAATGGCAATATTATTTAGACCTGTTGTTGATAAAAAAAATAATGTATATACTATTGAAGCTTATGATGGTAAAACCAAAATAAGAAGTGAGATAATGAAGAAAATGTCAGCAGTACAAGTAGAAACTGCTCTGGTTTTTTTTTGGATTTTAGGGAGCGAACTATCGCTGATTTTGCCATCGTTTTTGATGCAGATAACGAAGGAAACGAAACCGCAATTGCAAGTGAAAGTCTAGCAGAAAAATGGGGCTGGTTCGGAGTAATGCACAGACTTTGTAACCAAGATATTAGTAAGCTAGAAAGTATAACACGGTTAAAATTATTAGAATGCTTAACTTGGCTAAGTTATGAAACAGATTTAAATTTAAGTAATAAAGTAAGACTAAATGAGCGTAAACAACAAAACATATAACAATGTAGTTAACACTTTACTGCATTTATCAGAAAAGTATCACGGAATACAAACTACAAGCGTAGGAGATATATTTGATATAGACCTTGAAAAAAATACAAAATTTCCTTTGTTGCATATAAACCCTGTAAATGTAACAACAGGAGATTCTACATTGACGTATAACTTTCAGATTTTTGTAATGTCAATGGTAACAGAAGAAAGTAATTGGACAGAGAATAGAGCACCAGCAGGAACTCCTACGCCAGGTCCCGCAACTACATTTACTAAGCTTTACAAAACTTTAAGCAATGAGCAGACGGTATATAGCGAAATGTTACAAGTATGTACAGATTATATTGGTATGTTAAGACACTCTATACAACAATCTGAATTTGGCTCTGTTCCTTTTGCTGGCTCTAACGATATAAATGCTCCTGTATATTTTACAGAAGGGCAGTATACAATTGAACCATTTTCAGAAAGATTTGATAATCTTTGTGTTGGCTGGGTGTTTAATATAGGTATTTTAGTACAGAATACTTTTGATGTTTGTAATGCTCCAATAGCAAGCTCAAGAGGAGCAGGATATTAATATGATTGAATATATAAAAAAATTAAATAAGATAAAATTAGGTAAGGTAGAAATACAATTAATACCACCTACAATAAGAATAAAAATATGAACTACGAAGATGTATTAGAAAAATTAGAAGCAATTAGCATTAAGCTAGAAACCTATACAGACTATCCACAAGCTGCTACTAATAATGCAAAGCGAGCTAGAAAATGGAAAGAAGAAAATGGAAGCGATTGTGGAACTCGTGTGGGCTGGACTCGCTCTTCACAATTAGCAGATAGAAAGCCTATTAGTCGTGATACAATAGCTCGTATGGCTTCATTTAAAAGACATCAACAAAATAAAGATGTTCCATACTCAGAAGGTTGTGGCGGATTAATGTGGGACGCATGGGGTGGTTCAGCAGGTGTAAATTGGGCGATAAGTAAATTAAAAGAAATTGACAAAGAAAAGCTAGCTGTAATAGGACCTAGAGGTGGTGTTAAAAAAAGTCCTAAAGCACCTAAAAGCAAGACACCTGAAAAGAATCCAAAAGGTAAAGGAACTGCAAGAGGTGATGCTAAAACTACAAGAGGTGCTGTTGTAAGTAAAGCAGATGAAAAAATGCTGCAAAAAAAATCAGATGATTTTAATGAAAGATATAAAGAAAAGTTAGGATATGGCTCTACAATAGGGCAGCTTAAAACAGTATTTCAAAGAGGTCTAGGTGCTTACAATACCTCGCATAGTCCTAATGTAAGGTCTGCAAAGCAATGGGCGGTTGCTCGTGTGAACGCATATTTATACTTACTTAAAAATGGCAGACCTCAAAATAAAAAGTACACAACAGATTATGATTTGTTACCAGCAAAACACCCAAAGAGCTTAAAGAAATAAATAATGGAAGAAACTTTAAAATTAATAGAAAACTATGGATTAAGCATGGTATTGCTTTTAGGGTGTTTCTATGCTTTATATAAATTCTTCTTTTTTAGCATAAGAGAAGTAAAAGACACCTTTTCTAAACATCACGAAAAGAACGCTGAAAACATGGAAGAGATAAAAGAAAAAATAAATACAATATTAACATTAATTAGAAATAAATAAAAATGGCAGAATTAACAACAACAATTACAGAATCAGTAATATTAAACGGCTCAGTAAGAGGTTCTTCAAATGTATTAACTACATCAGATATAGTTGACGTATATGAAAGAATATTAACATTAGCACATTCTAATACTACTACAATAGTAACATTTGGTTCTACACCTCATTCTTCAGCAGGAGCAGTAGATGTAGAAAATGCAAAATATGTAAGAGTAACAAATTTGAGTACTACTGATGATATGATATTAGCTTTTACAACTACTTCAACCGCATCTAATTACCAAGTAACTGTAAGAGCAGGAGGGTCACACGTATTATTTCAAGCAGAAGATGCTATATTAGGTGAAGGAGATTCAACACCTACAATGAGTGGATTAGCTGATATTGTTACAATACAAGCAAGACCAAGTGCAACTACAGATGTACAATGTGAAATATTTATAGCATTAGTTTAATGAAAAATGTAGAAAGGTATTTAAATAGTTTTGGCAAGTATGTAATAAAACAAGCTAGAACTAATTTAACTAAGAAGAAAAAAAATGTAAATAAAAAGCTTTACAACTCTTTAAAGTTTAAAGTAGTTAAAAATGCTAAAGGAGATTATTCAGTAGAATTTTATATGCTTGATTATGGTACTTTTGTAGACAAAGGTGTATCAGGAACTAAAAAGCAGCAATCATATAGAAACGCACAAAATAAAGTAGTTGCAACTGATTATAAATATACAAGCAAACAGCCGCCATCAGGAATAATAGAGAAGTGGATAGCAGCAAGAGGTATTAAAGGAAGAAACGTAAAAGGGCAGTTTACTAGTATAACTAGAAAATCTTTATCATTTTTAATAGCTAGAAGTATAAAGAGAAAAGGAATAAAAGGCGTAAGTTTTTTTTCAAGACCTATCTATTTAGGAACTAGAAAGTTTGGACAAAACATTTTAGATAGTATGAAAAAAGATATAGTGAACGAAGTAAAAAAGAATATGTAATGGCAACAGATATAATACAACAACCCTTATACAGTTTTGTACCTGTAGGGCAAGAATTAATTTTTACAGTTGAAAATCCTACACAAGTAGCAACAAAAAAACAGGTAAAATTTGTTGCACACGTTTATGTAAGTAGCGAAGCAACTCCTGATTTAAGTTCTAATTCAACAGATAAAATAGCAGTATTTAAAACAACACCTAATAATAAAGGTGTTGGTATGTTTGATTTAAGAGAGGTAATAGAAACATTTGTAAAGGCTGACCATAAAGGGTATGAATTTAGTGAATATAAAGGCAATGTTACAACAGAAGATGATTATGTGCCAATACATTTGATAGACAAAGCGTCAAGAGCATCTAATTCAATAAAATATTTACAAATAGTATTTAAGACTGAAAGGTTTAGTTCTACAGTACAAGGATTAACGCAATATGATGACAGAAATTCTGATATATTTAAAATATTTAATGGATATATAACTCACAATGAAGTTCTTAGACACGGAACAGGTAGCGAAGAATATTACTTCGGATATAATATAACTAGATTTAATTTAAATTCAAGTTCAAAAGAATTTTTAACTAATGCTCCTACAATACAATATGCTAATCAGGGGGACTATGGTACTGCTGCTATTTTATTAGTTAGCGGTATATCTCCAACTTCAGGGGGTGCTAAAAGAATTAAATTTACTTATACAACTTATTTATCAGGAACTCAAAGTGAATCTTATGAAATTAGTCCTAGTAATGGTGCTTTTACAAATACATCTAGTAGTTTAATTTACAATAAGATGTTATTTTTTGGTGTCTTTCCAGGAAACCTACAAAATTGGAGTACAATGTATAGTGGTATAGGAACTGATATAGATTTTTATACATTTAAAATTGAAGGAGATGGTGGTGTTGATTTAAGCAAAGAATATACGATTAAAGTAAATTGTCCTGAATCAATACCAGGAGGTTCTAGTGCTTTTCCTGTGACACCTAAAAAAGGATATGAGCCAATAAGATTATGCTGGTTGAATCAATGGGGGGCTTGGGATTATTATACATTTACATTAAAATCTACTAAAACAATATCAACAAGAGGTACAACATATAATCAATTAGGAGGTTCTTGGAATAGTAAATATTACAATCCTGAATCACACAAAGGAGGTAAAAAAGCATTCAGAGTAAATGCTACTGAAAAAATTAAAATGAATACAGATTATATAACTGAAGAAGAAGCAGTATGGCTACAAGAACTTATAAATAGTCCTGAAGTATACCAATTAGAGCAAGGATTCAGTACAGATTTAAATAACTCTTTACTAAATAATTATATAACTCCTGTAAGATTAATGACAAAATCATATATAAATAAAACAGTAGCAAATGATAAATTAATACAATATACATTTGAAATAGAAAAATCTAAAACATTAAGAACTCAAAGTATTTAAAATGTCTATACAATTAACTTTATATCCACAACAGTATGATGGTACTTTTAGTAGTATTGCTGTAACACCTACTAATTTTGTAGGTGACGCTAATTATATGTATTCACTAGATGGTTCTGATTCGGGTACAGCAAGCAATCCTATTGTAATAGGAAACAATATACAATATCTAGATTTTACAACATATATGGCTGGAATAATGGCTATTGCATTTAATACATTTCCGCCTAATAAATTTATTGTAGGTTGCAGAAATACGCAAGATGTATTACTAAGCACGGTTGGTGGCAGAATATTTTACATGGGTCATATTTCAGGCTCACCAGGAACAGGCGAAACAGTATTAATGTCTAAAATGGTAAATTTAACTCCAGGAGCAACTTATGATGTTACTTTTTATTTTACTGCAAATATGTCTACGTCAGCAGCTTTTATAGCAATGGCTGCTTATGATGTTGCAAATGGTACTGCAACAGCTAGTCAAAATGGTGGGTTTTCTTCAGTAATTACATCGTCAGGAACACAAAGTAGAAGTTTTTCTTTTACAGCAGGAACTGATGAAGTTATAATTGGTATACAATTCCAGCCAGGCTTTGGTAGTACATTAGACCATATTCTTTTTGATACTGATGTTAGTTATACAGGACAGCCTTATGTATGGACAGCTTTTCAAAGTAGTCAAGTACAATCAGGTGCATTTACTGAGCTTGCAGATGGTCAAGTAATAGTTGATTTATATGAAGATGAAGATATACCACTAACATTAAGTATTGATGATTTTACTAGTGTTGCTGAAAAAGTACAATCATATTCTAAGGCATTTAAACTACCAGGAAGTAAAAGAAATAATTTAATATTTGATAATGTTTTTGAAATAACTAGAGATTCACAAGGAACGCTTTCGTTTAATCCATATCTTAGAACTAAATGTTGTTTAAAAGAAAACGGTATGATATTATTCGAAGGTTATCTAAGATTAATAGATGTTACTGTTAAAGATGGTGAAAGAAGTTATAATGTTAATTTATATTCTGACAATATAGCTTTAGCAGATATTTTAAAAGACAGAAAATTTAGAGATTTAGGTTTTCAAGAACTTGAACATAAGTATGACAAATCTAACATTAAAAGAAGTTGGAATGATAGTGCTTCAGCAGGTAGTGCAATAGCTTGGACACACCCTGAAACATCAGGTTTTAGAACAGATTATCAAACAGTCAAATATCCATTTGTAGATTGGAATCATCAATTTAGAATAGCAGATGGCTCTGACGGTACTAATGCTAACCTTGGTATGCCACAATTAGATACATTAGGACAAGCATTTAGACCTTGGATTAGTTTACATTATTTAGTTAATAGAATATTTGATGCTACTGATTTTACTTATGAAAGTGAGTTTTTTGAAAGCGATGATTTTAAAAATATGTATATGGACTTCAATTGGGGGTCAGATATTACACCTGGAAGCTACGATAATTTTGGTTATAGAAAAGATGTAGAAATCGTAGCAACTGCTTATATATTAACAGGTAGTTTTTTAAAATTACCGCCTACAGACCAATCTTCGCCTGGTTTAACTCATTTAGGCGACCCCTACCCATTAGATATGGGGCATTCATCAGGTACTTTTAGTTCAGGAGGTGGTTCGGTGTGGACAGCTCAATTTGACAACCAATTATATGATGTTAATTGGCGTTATACTTTCGTAACTTATTTAGGAAGCTCAGGTACAGTAGAATTTAAATGGATTCATGAAACAGCAGCAGGAGCTACTAGCGTAATTCCAGGTACTCATTATACACTAAGTATGACGACAGGTGTTGGCAAATCAGGCAAATTTAAAATTTATTTACCAATAGGTGATAAAATATATTGTGAAGCAAAAGCTAATTCAGGAAGTATTCGTGTATCACAATCAAGAGTGTGGATAAACTCAGCAAATCAAACTACTACTAATGATACAATTCTTGGTTCTTTGCGTGGCGATTTAAAGCAATGGGAGTTTCTAAAAGGTTTGATTAATATGTTTAATTTAGTTACTATACCTGTAGAAGGAAACAAAAATGTTATATCAATTGAGCCTTATCCTAATGTTTTTAATCAAGATATTGTAGACCCATCAACTGCTGTTGGTACAACGTTAAGTGATAGGCTTATAAAACATGATTGGACAGATAAAATAGATGTATCACAAATAAAATTAAAACCATTAACTGACTTAAATAAATTTACAATATTTAAGTATGACGAAGAAGATGATGACTATATGTTCAATAATTATAAGCATTCAGTACAAGGTTATTTATATGGTAGTAAGGTTTTTGATGCAAGTGGATTTGATATACTATCAGGTGAAGAAGAAATAATTGCAGAGCCATTTGCTGCTACAATTATGAAGCCCTTAATGACAGAGTATGATGAATTAATAGTGCCAACTATGTATGCTTTAAATGATGATGGCAGTACAGAAGGTATAGAAAATAAACCTAGAATATGTTACAATAATGGACTTATTGACTTAACATCTTCAGGCATAAGTTATTACATACCTGCTCAAAATGGAGGAACAAGTGCAAATGAAGAAGAATATCTAAGGTTCAGTCATTTATCAGAATTGCCTGTTTCAGGCACTTCACCAACAGGAACAGTAAGAGATTTAAACTATGCAGCAATACAAATAGTTGTTCCTGGTGTTCAGGCACCCATAAACAATTTATATAATATGTATTGGGCGCCTTATTATAACGAATTATATAATCCTAATACTAGAACTATGACTTTAAAAGTTAATCTTAATTCAGGAGATATACAAAGCTTTAATTTTAATGATAGGGTGTTTATAATAAATAGGGCATTCAGAGTTAATAGAATAGATTATAAGCCAGGCGATTTATCAACAGTAGAATTTGTTTTAATACCTTAATATTATGTCAAGTAAAATACCATATACAGCCGCAACAGTAAGTGCATCTCCAGGCTTTAGAATATATCCTTTAGAAGTATCAGAAATTGGTATTGTAACTTTTACTTCAGACGGTTCAAATCAAATAAGACCAACTAAATTTCAATGCGAAAGCTATGGATATAAATTTGATGAATCAACAGGAACGTGTTATGGATTTAAACCTTCAGATAAGCTAGCTAATTCTATAGGTAAAACTACAAACAATGTTAAAGGTCAAAACAATACACTTGCAAATGGAGTAGAAAATACATCAGTTATTGGTCAATCTAATACGCTTTTAAACAATACTAGAGGTAATGTAATTATAGGTAATAATCATACTGTTAATGAAAACCTAACAAACGGTATGGTTACAGGAATTAAAGCAAATGTAACAACTTCAGGCTCTTTAACAATGGGCGGCAATCAACCAACTGATAACTTGGCAGAAAGGCAAACTATTATTGTACAGTATGGTTGTCAGACTACAGGAACCGCAAATGTTTCAGCAGGTATAAATAATGAATCAGGAGTTAGATTTGTATTACCTGATAATGCTATATGTTATTTTCATGCAGATACAATAGTAGTTAGGACAGGCGGTTCAGGCTCAGGTTCTGTAGGTGATTATGCGTCTTATGTAGAGCGTGGTGTGTTAATAAATAAAAGCGGTACTACAAGTATACAAAGAGAAAGAGATACAATAAAGACTTCAGGCACAATAACAAATTGGAGAATATTAGCGGCAGCAGGTTCAGGACAAACATTAGCTTTACAATGTAGAGGTAATACGAATCAGACATTAGAATGGAATATGACAGTAAGAATAACAATGATACAAACAGACGTAAGTCTATAAAAAATAAAATATGAGTACAGAAACATTAACATTTAAAGTTCAATCTGATATAGGACAAACAACTAAAGATGCAGCAGGATTAGCAAGTGAGTTTAAGATTATGGGAGTATCTTTAAACGGTGTTAAGTCTTCTTTATCAGGAGTGGCAAAAACAGCAAAAGCATCTTTTGCAACTATAAAAGCAGGAATTGCTAGTACAGGTATAGGTTTATTAGTTATTGCTTTTGGTTCGTTAGCAACATTTTTAACTAAAACTAAAAGAGGTGCAGACCAATTAGACAGAGCTTTTGCAGGAATAGGTGCAACAGTAGATGTTTTGATAGATAGATTTAGTAGAGTAGGAGAAGCTATGTCGTTCTTTTTAAGTGGTGAATTTAGAAAAGGTGCTGACTTGCTAAAAGGCTCATTTTCAGGTATTGTAGATGAAATAAAAAACGAATCTGCCGCAATGGTGGAATTAAAACAAAGACAGCAAGATTTAAGAGATGCAGACATGGAGTTTATGGTACAAAAAGCAGCAACAAGAAAAGAAATAGAAAAGGCTAGATTAGTTGCTGAAGATGAAACAAAGTCAGCAACAGAAAGAAGAGAAAATCTTAAAAAAGCATTAGAATTAGAGCAACAAACGACAAGAAGAGAATTAGAACTTGCTAGAGAAAGAATGAACATTCAAAAAGAAGAAATGGCTCTAAGTGAAAATTCTGCTGAAGATGAACAAGAACTAGCTAGACTTAAAGCTGAAATTATAGAAAGAGAAACTGCATCTATCAAAATGAGAAGAAGAGTTGTTACAGAAGTAAACGCATTAGATAGAGAAATAGCAGCAGAAGAAGAAGCTAGAGCAAAAGAAGAACAAGAAAGAAAAGATGCTGAATTAGAAGCTGAGAAAAAAAGAATAAAAGAAAAACAAGACGCGGAAGATAAAGCTAGGAAAGAAAAAGAAGAAGCAGATAAAAAAGCAGCAGAACTAGAAGAAAAACGAGCAAAAGCAGTAGCTACATTTAGAGAAGATACATTCATAAAAGCAGGTGCAGCAATAGCAGCAGTAGCAGGAGAAAATTCTGCGGCAGCAAAAGGAGTTGCAGTTGCTGAAACTATCTACAATACACAACAAGGTATTATGGCTGCTATGGGTGCTACTTCAGTAGCTGACAAATTATTGCCTTATCCTGTAAGACTTCTTAATGCAATAGCAACAGGAGTTATGGGTGCAAAAGCAGTACAAACTATACTATCTACTAATCCTTCAAAAGGTGGTAGCGGTGGCGGTATGGGTGGTGGAGGAGCAGGAGCAGCAGCAGCAACACCTGCTCCGCAAATGATGTCAGGAGAGTTTGACTTAACAGGTGGTATAGAGCCTGAGCCTACTAAAGCGTTTGTAGTAACAGATGAAATGACTAATAGTCAGAATCAATTAGCAAATATTAGACGTAGGTCTACAATTTAAAAATCAAATAAATATTAATTAAATACATTATATAATATGCCTTGTAAAAAATGTGAAAACGGAAAGTATAAATTTGGTGATACAGGTAAATGCCAATATGATACTTTAGCTGAATGTGAAGAAGATAATAAAGATTATTATGAAGAAATGAAAACCACTAGAATTGTGGAGTTAGTTATTTCTGATGATAATGAAGAGCTTGCTATTGATGCGATTAGTTTAGTAGCTAGTCCTGCTATTGAGCAGGATATGGTTTATTTCAATAAAGAAAAAAATAACTTAACATTAGCAAAAATAGATGAAGAAAAAAGAATGCTTGTAAGTCCTGCATTGATACCAAATAAACAAATATTTAGGTACGACCCAAATACTGATTCAGAATACTACGTTTACTTTAGTCCTGAAACAGTTAGAAAAGCAAGTGAGTTATACTTAAAACATAACAATCATCACAAAGCTACATACGAACACCAAGACAGAGTGAGTGGCGTTTTAACAGTTGAATCTTGGATAAAAGAAGGCGATATGGATAAGTCAAAAATGTATGGATATGATTTACCTAATGGTACTTGGTTTGTTAAAATGAAAATTAACAATTTAGAGCTTTGGAATAAAATAAAAGCAGGTGAATTGAAGGGCTTATCTATAGAGGGGTACTTTACTGACAAAATGGAAAAAATGAGTGAAAGAACACCTACAAACGAAGAGATACTATCTGCTCTTAATGAGATAATAAAGGAAAATCAAATAAATAACAAATAATTACATTATATAAAAAAAGAACCTATGGACATTAAAGAACAAATACTAGTAGCTCTTGGTCTTAATAAGGACGAAGAAGTGAAACTTGCTTGGCAAGGAAAATCAGAAGATGGAACTATCTTCGTATCAACTGCTGAAGAATTAGAAGCAGGCGTAGACATCTCAGTAATGACTGATGATGGTACTACAATATTATTACCTATCGGAACTTATAAGACAGATACAGGCGTTTCTTTTAGAGTTGAAAAAGAAGGCGTTGTTGCTGAAGTTATGGAATCTGAAACAGAAGAAGAAATTGAAGCAGAAGATGAAGAAAAAGAAGAAATGACGGCAGATGAAGCTTACGAAAAAGCTGAATTTGAAGATAAGGATAAAGACATGAAAAAGCACGAAGATGAAGATGAATATGATGAACATGATGAAAGTAGAGCAGAAAAAGCAGATTGGGCTAAGTCTTATGAAGAGTTAAAAGACAAAGTAGAAAACTTAGAAGATGCTATTGCTGACATAAAAGCAAAAATGGGTGAAGGAATAGAAGAAGAAGTTGAAATGTCTGAAGAAGCAGAAAAATCTGATTCACCAAAAACAGTAACAACTAAGACTACAGAGGTTGTACAGTTTAGCAAAGAAGATGAAATCAAAAAATTAAAAGAAGAAAATGAAAAGTTAAAAGTTCAATTAGCTGAAACACCTGCTGACGAACCTTTAAATACTAATGCTTTTTCTGATGCAAATAGTTGGTTTAATCAAAATAGAAAACAAAACAAAAACCTTTCTAAAAGAGAAAGAATATTAAATAATATATTAACAAATAAAAACTAAAAATTATGGCTTATACAGGAACTCCTGATGTTTCGGCAAGTTCGTACTCGGGGAAAGCGGCTGGCTTTTATATTTCAGCAGCATTAAAAGAAGCAAAATCATTGGAATTTTTATCAATGATAGAAAACATTAAGTACAAAGAAGTAATCCAAAAAATGGCTGGAGCTTCATTAGTAGCAGACGCTACATGTGACTTTACAGATGCAGGTACACTAACAATGACAGAATCAGTTCTTACTCCTAAAAATCTACAAATTAACGTAGACTTATGTAAAGGAAAACTTTTAAGTAGTTGGGAAGCTGCTGACATGAGAGCAGGAGCTAACAACCAAACTTCTCCAAGATTTGATGAGTATGTAATCTCTTACTTCTCTCAAATTATTGCAGATGGTGTTGAAGGTTCTATATGGAATGGTCTTGATTCAAATGCAGGACAATTTACAGGATTCTCAAGAGCAGGCGGACATTTAGAAACTGACTCAACAGTTGTTGATGTTGACAATGATGGTGGTGCAGGTAACGCTTATACTACATCTAACATTGTAACTAACTTAACTAATACTCTTGCGGCTGTACCTAGTGCAGTATACGGAAGAGAAGACTTATACATATACATGGCTCCTAAGACTTACAGATTGTACATAGCTAAAATGTCTACTGACGGTTACTTAAACGCTTACAATATGCAAGGTGACTACGCTCCTTTATTTGAGGGAACTAAATTAGCTGTATGTCCAGGTATGCAAGAGGACGTATTAGTTGCGGCAGAGAAGTCTAATTTATTCTTTGGAACTGACCTTGTTTCAGACCACACTTCTATCAAGATGCTAGACATGACTGATTTAGATGGCTCAGACAACCTAAGAGTAGTATGTAAATACTCAGGTGGTGTTATACAGGGTGTTGGTGCTGATATTGTATTAACTAACTAATAACTAGAATCAATGAAAGTGGGGGTGTAAAAACCCTCACTTCCTTAACCTTAAAACATAAATAAATATGGCATGCGGAACATTAACAAAAGGTAGGGGGCTAGATTGTAATAGAATATCAGGCGGAATAAAGAATATATATTTTGCAGTATATGACCAAGTATTATCTACAACAGTAAATGTAGACGAAATTACAGATATTGACATGGGCACTAGCTCATTATACAAATATACAATGCCTTTAGGTGTTGCAAGTCTTACTGACACTATTACAGGTTCAAGAGAAAATGGGACTGTTTTCTTTACTCCTACTGTAAATATTATATTAAATAGACTAACAAAAGAAGACCAAAACGAAATTAAACTTTTAGCTCAAACTAAACTAGTTATATTTGCTGAATTAAATGCAACATTAGCTTCAAATGGACATACAGTAATAGTTTGTTTAGGTAGAGTAAATGGTATGGAATTAAATGCAGGTACTATGGATAGCGGAGCGGCATTTGGAGATAGAGGTGGTTATACGTTAACATTTGACGGCTTAGAAACTGAGCCATTTATTATGGTAAAAGATTATACAGCTACTCCATTTGACAATGCAGATAGTAGTAATCCAATACCAATTATATCAGCTTAAAACATTTTGTAGTTTTATTATAGCTTGATGAGGGTGGGGCTGCTAGACAGTCTATAGTTTCAACTAGCGTTCATCATAAGAAAGGGTAGCTTCGGCTACTCTTTTTTTTATAAATTACATTACTCTTTTAACTCCTTTAGGCTGTCTATTAGGCTTTGTATAAATTTACGCCATTCTTTTTTATTAGCTTTTTCAAACTCTAACCTTAGCATGGCATTATGTACCCCTATTATATCTATTTTGTAAATAAATTCCATTAGCTTAAGCTTGTTTTCTTTTTTCATTTCTATTTCTTTATTGATTAATATGTAGCAAATGTATAAAAAAAAATTAACAAGCAAATAAATTAAGACTTTTTACATTATATAATATGATACACGCTGTAACAGAGACTGATATACTAACAATTACAGGAGCAGGTGTAATAGTTACAGAAGATAATAGGATATACGATTACTACCAATCTCCTGCATCTTCTGATTTAATTGCAACACCTGTGCCAAAAAGTCAGATTAGGCTTTTGTTCAAGTTTATTAACCAAATGGACAAGTCAGTACAATACGCATATAACAAAGGCGGAGATGGAAACATAAATGATAGATATACCGCTTTACAATTTGATTACGAAGCTACTTTAAATTCTAATAGCGTTTTTAATGGCGATACTAGTTTTAAAATAGCAGGAACATATGTATACGAAGTCTATGAAGTTGCTTGGAATGGTACTGTTAGTTTAACAGCAGCTACAGCTCCTGCAACTGAAAGAGATGTACTAGAACCAGCAGATACAGCAGGAGTTGTAATGGGTCTTTGTACTAAAGGAATTATGATGGTATCTGACAAAGATGGTACAGCACAAGTACAATACACACAGCACGAAGAAACAAGTGGTACAAATTATATTTACTACGGACAATAAAATAAATTATGAAAGATAACATTTTAAATATCAACTTAGAAACTGAGACAGCTCCTCACGTAATAGAAGAAAGAGGTAAAGATTGGATTAGTTATGGAACAGAAAATTGGAACAACTTATATCCGCAGTTCTTAATTGATTTATACTACAATTCTTCAACTCAGGCAGCTATTATAAATGCAACTGCTGAGATGATAGCAGCAGAAAATTTAATAATAGAAGATAAAGATGATAGAAATTTAGAAGCTAGAATAAAGCTACAAAACTTTATGAATAGAGCTAACTCAAAAGAAAGCCTACATGAAGTTATAAAGAAAATAGCATTTGATTTTAAACTACAAGGAGCGTTTGCACTTAATATAGTGTGGTCTAAGGACAGAACTCAGATAGCAGAGATATATCATATACCTGTAGAAAAGATAAGGGCTGAGAAGCCAAATAAAATGGGTAGAATTGATGGTTATTATGTTTCAGCAGATTGGAGAAATACAAGAATGAATAAACCTTATAGAGTACCTGCCTTCAATATTAATGATAGAACTTCTGCAAATCAAATATTATACTCAGGACTATACAGTCCTAATATGAACGTGTATCATACGCCTGACTATGTAGCTGCAAATAATTGGGCTTTATGTGACCAAAAGGTTGCAGAGTTTCATTTATCTAACATATCAAATGGGTTTGCAGGTTCGTATTTTATATCCTTTGCTAATGGAGTGCCAACAGCAGAAGAAAGAAGGCAAATAGAAAGAAGCATATCTCAGAAATTTACAGGAGAAAAAGCTGGTGGACGATTTGTGCTTAGTTTCAGCGAAGACCGTACAAGAACTCCTGAAATAGTACCAATCAGTATGTCTGACGCAGACAAGCAATTTTTAGCCTTACAAGAACTTTTAGTACAAAATATACTTACAGCTCATAGAGTTACTAGTCCTATGCTTATGGGTATTAAAAACGACACAGGGCTAGGTTCTAATGTAGACGAACTAAATGCGGCAGCAAACTTTTACCTAAATACAGTTGTAAAACCATTCCAAGACCATATAGTAAAAACTCTTAGAAAAATATTTCAAGTAAACAATATGGATATGCCTGTTAACTTTGTACAGTTAAAACCTATCACAGTACAATTTACAAGCGAAGATTTGAAAGGTGTAATGACGCAAGACGAAATTAGAGAGGAAATAGGATTAGAACCATTAGATACAGAAGTCGAGGTGAAAGCAAATTTAGCTAAAGTTGGTTCTATGATTACAGATGGTATTGAATTACCTTTATTTGAAACTAAAGAAGAAGCTGAAGCTGAAGCTAAAAAACTAGGCTGTTCTGGAAGTCATATACATACGCAAGACGGTAAAGAGTATTTTATGCCATGCGAAAATCACGACCAAATAAAAAAAATAAATGCAGATTGTAATTGCAAACTAAGTAGTGAAACAGAACTTACAGAACTATCTAATTTTATACAAGAGTATGGCGAAGATATACCTGAAGATTGGGAATTAGTAGATGAAGAGATTGTAGATGGCGAACATCAAGATTTCAACTATGAAACAGAATTAAACAAAGCTGCAAATGAAAAGTTAGAACTAGCATCAACAGGTACTGCTAGACCTAATGCAAGAAGTTCGCAAGACGGAACTAATAGGTCTGATAATGATTTTTACAAGGTTAGATATGTTTATGCTAAAGATAATTTTTTAAGACAAGAAGGAGAAACCAGGGAGTTTTGTAAACTTATGACTACTGCAAAAAAAGTATATCGTAAAGAGGATATATTGCAAATGAGTGACAGAGCAGTTAATCCAGGTTGGGGTCCAAGAGGTGCAGCAACATATTCTATATGGCTATATAAAGGTGGCGGTAATTGCCATCATTTTTGGCTAAGAAGAATATACAAAACATCTTTAAGAGGTGCTAAAAGTAATATAAACTCTAAACAAATTATATCATATACAAAAGCATTATCAGAAGGCTTTACAGCAGAAAAGAATGACAATCTAGTAGCAAGACCACCAAAAAGAATGAAGAACCAAGGATTTTTAGAACCAAGATAATTATGGCATACGTATTATTTATATCAGAACAAAAGCTGAAAGACAGCACAGCAATCAATCTTAATGTAGATATAGACTTACTGCTTCCTTATGTAAGGCAAGCACAGAAACTATATGTTGAAACTAAATTAGGAACAAAGCTGACACAGAAACTGAAAGACCTTATTATAGCAGGTACTTTAGGCAATGCAGGTAATGAAGCCTACAAGTCATTAGTAGATGACTATATAGGAGATATGCTGCCACACTTTGCATTTTATCACGCTATACCTTTTTTAAGATTTAAAATAGAGAATGGTAATATCTATAGTAAAACCTCAGAAACAGGTAACGCTCTAAGTACAGAAGAATCACAACACCTTAGAGAAGAGGTTAGAAATACTGCTGAATACTATACTGAACGTATGATAGAGTATGTAAGAAACAATATAAGCAGCTTTCCTGAGTACAATACAAATAGTGGTGCAGATGTCAATCCTGACCCTAATGCTTTCTATAATGGTATGAATTTAGAAAGACCTATACAGAAAGGTAATAGGTTGACTTTAAGAGATTTTTTAAGTTCTTCTGACTACTAATGAGAAAATACTACAAACCAAAAAAAACTAACATAACTAAATTGAAATCATATTTAGATAAAAATAATACAAATGGACAACGTAAAGGACACAGTACAAGTAGCTGTAGCAAATAGCACAGCAATAGGCTTTAGTATTACAGAATGTAATGAAGTCTTAACATTCGTTTCACTAATACTTGCAATAGCGTTTACCATTTACAAGTTTTTTAAATTTAATAAAGATGCCTAAGAAAAGAAAGCTCAACTCAAAAAACCCTAAATACTTTAAGAATGTTGATAAAGATATTAAAGTTCGTAAAGAACTTGCTTGCGAGCCTAAAGGAGTTAAAATCTACAAAGTCTATTACCTCTGATTTGGACTTAACTTATTTCAAAATTACTGAATTTGATAGTCCTGATGAAGTAGGCTCAGGATATAGAATGAATAAAGATTTTTTAAGACGATTAGATACTGCAAGAGGAATAGCAGGAATACCTTTTAAAATCAATTCAGGATATAGAACAGCACACCATAATGATACTGTCTTAGGAGCTAGAATAGGTTCAAGTCATAAAAAAGGACTAGCAGCAGATATAGGGTATTATGGAAGCAGGGAAAGATACTTAATACTAAATGCACTTATGCAAGTAGGTATTAACAGAATTGGTATAGCTAAGACTTTTATACATTGCGATGTTGATAAGAACAAAGACGAAGATGTAATTTGGCTATACTAATAACTAAATTTGAATATTAACCAATTATATATAATTATGAAAAAATGGATTTTAACTCAGACGATTAAAAAAGCATTATCTAGTAAAAAGTTTTTATATACTTTTGTAGGTATAATCGTTCAACTATGTAGTGATATGTGGGGAATAGACCCTGAAGTATCTGAAAAAATATTATACTCTTTCATAGCACTAGTATTAGGACAAGGCTATGCAGATGCCAAAAAATAATAGATACAGATTAAAACCACACGAAATAGTGGCACTTAAAAAAATGAGGGAAACCGAGACTAGAAATATTCTAGTTATCGGTGACCTTCATGAACCATTTTGCCTTGATGGCTATTTAGACTTTTGTCTAGAGCAATACGAAACCTTCAACTGTAACCAAGTAATATTTATAGGTGATATTTTAGATAATCACGCCTTTAGCTATCATGAGCCTGACCCTGATGGAATGTCGGCTGGTAATGAATTAGACTTAGCTATAAAAAAAGTACAAAAATGGTATGACGCTTTTCC